CGCCGTCAATCTCCAGCCCGGCACCGTTCGCGCCAGAAGCCGGCGCGCCGACCAGGCTCTTGATGCGCAGCACATAGGACGGCGTATCATCCGTGCCGTGCCAGTAGATGCCCCGGGGACCACGCCAGCCGTCGATCACCACATGGCCGATGTCACAGCCGTTGAACTGCTCCAGGTCCATGGCGACCCAGGGACCGATGAAGCGGAGATCGTCGAAACGGAGGCGATGGGCGTTCCGTACGCGGAGCACCGCCCCGGTGTGGTTCGCACCATCGAAGCGAAACCCGACCGCACCGCCGCCCTGTACGTTGCCGGTCCACTCGAAGGCATCGAATGTGCCGTTGAGAATGATGCGCGAGTCCTGGCCGTGGCCGATGAGGCGCTGCCCGGCCGCCGACAGCGTGACCTTGCCTGTTATGAAATAGCTGCCAGGCGGTACGTAGAGCGGCTTCCCGGTCGCCGCGGCCTTCCTGAAGGCTTCGGTGTCATCATCCGTGCCATTGCCCATGGCGCCGAAGGCCCGGACGTTGGCGACGTAGCCAAGCTGTTCCGCGATGGTGAGTGCGACCTCGCCGTTCGCGGGCGTCACGGTCGAGAGCGAAAAGTCGCCCTGGAACACCCCGCCATCCGGCACCGCGTAGGCAATGGGGCTGCCACCAGAATCGAAGCCCAGCAGCTTATTCCGCCGCGTCGTCGCATCCGGGAGTGGCGAAACCGTCTCCGGTGCCGGGAGGCGGAGCGCCCGCCCCTGCTCCTCCGCAAGCTGCTGGTCTGCCATCGCCAGCCGGTCCAGCGCGCCGTTGATGACGCTTGGGTAGAAGCCGGCCTGGTTGGTTAGCTCCACATCCTGCGTCAGCGGAACCCTACGGGTGATGGTCAGCGTAGAGCCCGCCGGGATCGGGCTGCCGGAGAGCGGATACGTGACCCAGCCGCCCACGGCCGGTGGAGCATTCAGCGTGACCGAGTAGGACGAGGGCGACAGTGTGATCCGCGCACCACTCGGGTCCGTATAGAGCACGGAGATAGTCGCCGGATCGGCGCAGTGGAATGGGAATGGGAACGAGGTCGCTGACCCGTTCCCCGCCAGCGTCGTCCGAACGGATGTGGTCTGTACGGGCATGCCCGCACGCTACGGGCGGGGCAGAAAAAGACTCGCGGGCTACTGCATCTGCGGCATGCGCCGCTGCACCCGCTCCTCCTGCCGGGCCCGGACCGTCGCGGCGAGGTCGGCATGTTCCGGCATTTCCAGGAGAGCTTGGCGGGCACCGGCCCGGAAGAACTGCACGAGGTTACGGATCATGATGGCCTTGCCGCCATCACGGCCGTCACTCTGCATCATATAGGTGGCGCCCCATGGGCCGCGGCCCTGCACCATTTCGTCGAGGGTGTCCTTCAACCCCAGGCCGGTCGTGGGGTCTTTCCAGTCGTTGCCGGCCAGCCGGACGTAATCGTCATACGCGCCCGGATAGGCCGCGAGGTTCACCGGCGCCCCGTCGAAGTCTACCCGCTTCTGGATGCGCTCGATGCCGAGGTTGAGCCGCTGCAACTCGGCATCTATGGAGCTCTCCCGCAGGTCGGTGACACGGACGGGCGAGAATGCGTCGAAGGCCGCTCGCGCCGGGTTGTCCGGCACGATCACCTCACCCCAGCGGTTGCGCCGCGGTGGAAGCCGGGAAGACAAGGCCGGAATGCGGGCCAGGACCGCATCCGTGATGCTGTTGAGTTCAGATCGCTCCGGGCTGAGTGCCTGCTCGGTCTGCGCTACCACCGCGGGGACGAAGCTACCGGCGAACTGCTGGAGGAATGCCTGCGCCCCCTGTTCCGGCCTGTCCAGCGCCTCGATCACTGACGCAAGGCCCTGCATCCAGGTCTTGTCCACCACGGAGCGGGAGACGGTAGCGATGCCGGCCGCCAGAAGCTCGGCCACCTCGTCCACCTCCTCTGGCTCCACCTCCCGCCGCCGCAGCATGTCTGCTGTGTCCGCCGCGAAGCCGAACAGGAAGCCCAACGGGTCCGCCCGGTCGTAGCTGAACCACTGATCCCCGATGCGGATGGCGTAGGCCGGCACGCCCTGGTTGCGCAGGCTCTCCACCTCGCCGGGGTCATCCGGGCCGCGCCCGGTAATGAGGCCCCGGTCCGCCATGTCGAAGGCCAGCGCCATCGCCGCAGAGCCGGTCGCTAGCCGGGCCAGCGCCAGGTCGCGCCGGGCGCCACCGGCCACGATATCTGCCCGCCATTGCCCCACCAGCGGCGCCAGCGGAGTCCGCTCGAAGGAGTAGGAGATGATGTTCGCGGGAGTACGGATGAAGGGCAGCACGAAGGTCAGGCCGGGGATCTTCTCACGCAGCGCCATGAGGCCGCGCACCACCTGCACGGAACCGTCCCAGGTCTCGCGGTTGAAGGTCTGATAGAGTGCCTGATCCGCCGCCTGGAGACGCAGCGCCTCTGGCGGGTTGGCGATCAGCCGGGCCTGCCGGTCCGCCACCTCGCGGGCGAAGTCGCGCGAGCCGGGCAGCAGCTTGCCCTCGCTCAGCACCTCGTCGCGCGCCATGCGCAGTGCGCCGGCATGCAGCTCCATCCGGAAGCCGATGCTCTTGAAGAAGGCGTCCTCGGCCCCGAGCGCACGGGACGGGGCATTGACCACGCTATGCCCAATGAAGTCGATGGCCCGGCCGAGCCCGCTGCCAGGGTCCAGGCCGAGCGCCTGCGTCGATATGGCCCGGTCATGCGGCACGTCCACCTTGCCGAGCATGGTGCCGATCTCGCCCGTGCCGTCCCGGTAGGACGTGGCTGCCAGGCGGAAGGCATCCCGCAGGCCCGTCACCAGCCCGTAGAGCATGGCCGCCGCCTCGCCCTCGGCCACGCTGTCCCCGATGGCCTCGGCCACCCGCCGCTCGAATACCTGTTGCGCCGCGACGAAGGCATTGCTGGCGATGTTCACGAGATGCGTCTTGGGTGAGGACAGAAGGGCGTTGACCCAAAACTCCTGCACCGCGTCCAGGCCGCGGGCGAGCACCCCACGCGCCACGAAGGCGTTGACCGCGGCTGGGTTCGCGCCGGCCTGGGACAGCGCCACAAGCCGGCGGGCGATGGCCTGGCTCGTCTCGATGCCGCCGTGCTGCTCCAGCATCTGCTGGATGGCTCGTGCTTGCTCCGCGCCGCTGCCAGCCGGGATGGACCATGCCTGCAAGGCCCGCGCCGTCTCGCGTCGGGCCGCCAGCACCTCGGCCTGGATGGCGTAATGCACCGCCATCATCCGGCGGAAGGCGTATTCGTCGGCCGCCGTGGCGTTGGGCGAAGCTGCCCGCTGCGCCAGTTCCGTCAGCTTGGCGCCTGAGGCTTCCCACAGCCGCCGGGCCGCGAGCGCCGTCTCGGCGTTCCACGGTTCGCCCCTCCGGCGGGAGAGCAGTTGCTCTACTGTCAGGCCAAGCTGGTCCGCCAGCGCCTTGGTCGCCTCGTTGCTCTGGACGCTGCGCGCTGCCTCGTTGATCTCCGGGCGGAAGGCATCGGCCATGTCGCGCATGACCGCCTGCACATCCTCCGGGGCCTGGACACGGGCCCAGTTGATATACACCTCGCCGGGTTCCGTGGCGGCACGGATGGCGGGGGTGTTCTCGATCGTCTCGACCGGGCGCCCCGCACTATCCAGCGCCCTTGCCGCCCCCTCGCCTGCCCGCTCCTGCCCCGCCTCGGCCGCTGCCATCTTCGCGGCCGGCTCGCCACCCGACGCCACCTGCGAGCGCAGAGGAGCCGGCGGCCCCATCGTGACCAGCGGCGCCGAGCGGTCCGGATTGCCCAGCGCCGTCAGCGCCTCCTCCACTAGCCGCGCCTGCTCATCGCGTGCCGCCTGTGCTGCGGCCTCAGCCTGCGCCGGGGTGAGCGGCGCCCCGCCCTGTGCTTCACGGGCCCGCAGCGCCGCCCGGAAGCCGCGCGCCGTCGCCACCAGCGCCTCAACGACCGCCCCTGTCGCCGTGCCCTCGATGGCCTGCTTGAGCCGCGCCTCGGCCTGGCTGTCGTCAGACCGATCCGCGAGGTAGTCCGTCAGCGCATTGGATGGGAGCCCTGCCTCCTGCCAGAGTTCCGCCAGCCGCGCCTGGTTCGGGTCGGAGGCGAAGAAGTCCGCGATGGCGCCGGCCGCCATGCCCTGCGCAGCGACGCCCGCAGCGCCGCGCGCCGCCCCTGCGATGCCGCGCACCACCCGCCCGGCCCCGATGAAGCCGGCCAGGAATTGCGCCACGTCCTTCACTACCCGCCCGGCGGGAGTGTCTGGCTCGGGGACGGTTGGGATGTTGCGGGCGATGGCCCGCCCCGGATTGGCGCCGAAGGTGGCCTCGTCCTCCGCGACGGGCGCGGCGCCGGCCAGCCAGTTGCCGATGTCGTCGGCGGCCCGGAACATCTCCCGCAGCGCCCCGAGCGGCGCGCCGACGATCTGCGTCGTGGCGTCGCCCACATTGCGCAGAACCCGGCCGGCGGCATCCACCACCTCGCCCACGATGCCGGCCCGGTCCGCCGGGGCCGCGGGCTCCGCAGGCGCAGGGGCATTCCCCAGGCCCGGCCCCCGGCCGCTGCCGACGCCACCGCCGCTGCCCGTGCCCAGGCCCTCCGGCTCCGGCGGTTCGTCCGGCCGGACACCGCGCGGGCGGATCTCGATGATCTGCCCGACCGCGTTCGGGTCGGGGATCAGCAAGCCATTCTCGTCCACCGGGCCGGCCAGGGAGCGCAACCGCGCCATGGTATCGGCAGCAGACGCCTCCTGAATGCGGGCCGCATAAGAGGCGCCAAGGTCGTTCGGCGAGGTGGCGAGATCGGTCACTGCTGACGCCTCGTGTTCGGACCCTGGCCGCGGCCAGGGGGAGCAGTATTACTGCGGGGCTGCGGAGCGGTGACGAAGGTGGAGCGCCAAGCCTCCAGCACCTCCATCTCGCGCCGGAGGTCGGGCTCGGGCAGCCCGGCCGCGAGCAGGCGCCGCGCCGCCTCCTGGATCGTCGCCTCCGTCACCTCCTGCCGGGTGCCGGTAAAGCCATAGGGCTTGGGCAGGGTCAGCCGCAGTTGCGCGCCGCCGATGTCCCGGTAGCGGCTGACAATGGCGCGAGCCTGCGCGTCCGCTTCATCGGCCGAGGCGTTCGGGTTCTCCCGTGCCCAGCGGTCAAAGTCGGAGATGGCGTTGTTCTGCCGCAATGTCAGCTGCTCGCGCATGAAGCCAGCCATCGGCACATCGCCTGGATCAAGGCTGGAGCGGACGAAAGCGCGGCCCGCCGCGATGGGCGAAGGCGGGGCATCGTCCCGCCGCGCGGCCCGGTTCGCGCGCAGCAGGTTGGCCGCCGTCTCGGCCGTGAGCTGCCCGCCATCCACCGCGCGCCGCACCCTGGCGTCGAATGCCACCGGGTCCACGCGGTCCACGTCGCGCTCCAGATCCAGCCGCACGCCCGGATCGTCACGATGGGTCGCCGCCCGGATGCGGGCCAGCAGCGCCGCGGTCTCGCCGGGCGAGAGCCATTCCCGCTGCGCCTGCACATCGGCCACGGTCGGCATCGGCCCCCGCCCCTGCTCCGCCAGCGCGATCCGGGCATACAGGTCGTTCGCCGCCTGGTCCGCCAACCGCCGCTGCACCCGCTCGGCCCGGCGCTCGGCCGCCTCGGCTGCCGTGGCCTGCGCCTGCATGGCAGAGGTGGCGCTGTTCGCCAGCCGCTGCCGCGCCACAGGATCAAGGCCGCGGTACTTGTTGGGGTCCGCCAGGTTGCGCAGCGCGACCATCGGATTGGCCGCGATGTCCCGCATGGCCTCGGCCTGATCGAGCCGGCCGAAATACCGCTGCCGCATCTCCTCGGCCTTGTCGGCAGGTATGATGCCGGCCGCGACATTGCTGGCGATCAGGCCCTCGGCCCGCGCGTCCAGTTCCGCCCGGCGGGACGGATTGGCCGCGGCCTCCTGCGCCAGGGTCGAGAGCCCGGCAATCATCTTGGCCTCGCCCACCTCACGGGTCCGGCGCGCTGTCAGGCGGACAATCTCCAGATGGTCTCGCGCCAGATCAGTCGCGGCCACCTTGGCGAAGCTCTGCCGCACCGCCGCGTTGCCGAGGCTGCCCTCGATCTGCTGCCGGAGCGCCTGCGTGCCCTGCTGCCACTTCTGCTGGATGACGGCCGGATCGGGCTCCATCTCCAGGGAGCCGCGCAACTTGGCCAGCTCCGCAGTCCATCGGGTCTGCGCATCGGTCAGCGCCGTGGTGTTCTGCGCATCCTGGATGGCGATGGCGACCTGCGCCAGCCGATCACTCGCCCGCGCCATCTGCCGTGAGGCTTGCCCCATCGCCTCGGCCTGGAGCGCGCCGAACATGGCCGGGGTGGCGCGAATGTCCTGCTGGCCCTGCGGCAGCAGGCGGGGGCCTTGGCCGGGGCCAGTGAACGGGACGGTCGGCATGCCGGCACGGTATGGCGCCGGCTAGAAAAGACTCGCGGACTAGCCCTGCGCCTCGCCCTGCTCCTGCTCTTGCCTGGCCTGCCCCTGTTCTGCAGGCAGGCGCATCTGGCGGAATTTCTCCTCCATGCGGAGGTAGAATTCCGGCGGCAGGGCTGCGGGCTCAGCGTTCGACATTGGTTTCTCCTACCAAGGAATTGCGGACGCCAGCGCCTCATCCAGCGGCCAGACCGCGTCGGACCAGGCCACACGGGGCGTCAGTGGGAACGCCTCGAAGAATGTCTCGGCGCCACGGTGCTGCACTGGCTCCCATAGGCGGTCAATGGCGGTGATGACATCATCCCAGGCGGTCGGCGCGTTGGGCGGCTGCCCATAGGTCGGAAGGCGTGTCAGGCCAGCGCCCGCATAGAAATCGGCAAAGCGGTGGTCCACGATGCCCTGCCAGCCCCCCAGATCAAGCATCTGCCCGCCGCCCGGATGGTGGGCCAGATACAGGCTCGGAATGCCATAGGCGTCAGCTATCAGCTTGCCATGCAGGCTTGCGCTGACAATGCGGCGGCACGACAGGATCTCCGCCAGCTTTGCCTTCCATGCTGCCCATCCCGGCTCGTGGCGAGTGGAAATCAGGCAAACCTTATCCGTCCTGCTGCCCAGATACCGCACATGCTTGGGCGTCGCGTCAAGCTGCGGCGTTTCCAGCTCGGAGAGGTGCGGGATCACCCCCAACTCATACCGCTTCGGGACCGTGTCCGGCAGGATGCGTGGCAGGAACCACGCGCCATCGCCATAAATCGGCGGGGCAAACAGCCCGGCGTCCAGCAGGGTTCGGCGCGTGTGAGGGCCGCGGGTGGCGTGGACGACATATCGGGTATCGGGCGCGGCGGCGAAGGCCGCATCCGTGTTTCCGAAGGCTCGGCGTCCAGCGTCAACCCCGGTCCCCCACAGATGGACCGTGCCCCAGTGCATGTTCTGGCCGATGGTGCCGACCGCCGCCATGCGCGTGGTCAGGTCGTTGAAGTTCTGCGGTATGAGGGCGCGGCCCGTCATCGCAACCACAACAACCGCGCTGGCCGCATCCCCGAAGTTGCTGGCGCCCGCCGCGGTGCTTCTCGCCCAAACCAGTGGCACCCGCCCCCTGGCCCGACGCACGGCGTAGTCCAGATCAATATGGGGGCTGGCGGACAAGACTCATCTCCCAGTTGAGCGGCCCAGCCGGCATACTACCGCAATCCCAGGCCCGCAAGTGGAGGCATCCCCGTGAAAGTCTACCTCGATGAGAGCGGCGAGAAGCGCCTGATCGGCCGGGCTGATGTGCCGGAGGATTGTGGGCCGGTGTTCGAGGTGCCGCTGTTCGGCGCCGCCTCCACCATCGCCGAGCAGTTTACGATCGGGACCGTAACGCACTTCCTGGCCGGCGGCGGCCCGGTGGTGGAGCGGGCCGTGCTGGCATCGCCGGGGCAGTTGGTGGAGTTGCTGCCGGGGTGGCAGCCGTTGGCATCGTGAAGGCTGGCGCTAGGCCCAGGGCCTCATTCCTACCCGAGCGCGGCCGGCTTCTTCAGGTCGCCGCCGCCGAAGATGCCCTTCTGCTGATACCCCGCCCACTGCCCCGCGAACTGGCTCACCCCGCTCAGCAGCGTCCCCGCGGTCTGCCAGCCGCCCGCCGCCCGTGCGCTCTCCCCCTGGTAGCGCAGCAGCGCCGCCTGGTTCTCCAGGCCAAGGCCCTGCGTCAGCGCGTTGTAGCGGGCCGTGGCCGCGTCCAGCCCCGTGGCCTCGGCCGTGTCGCGCTGGATGGCCAGCGCCGAGCCGAAGCCGAGATCCACGTTGTTCGCCGCCAGGGTCGCGCGCTGCAGCCCAAGCCGCTGCGCCCCCTCGCGGTAGACCTGCTGCGCCTGCGCCTCGCCGGCCTGACGGGCCGCCTCGGCGTTGTTGCGGGCGACCTGCGCCTGGTAGTTGGCGGCGTTCTGCTGCGCCTTGGCATTCGCCTGGGCGCTCATGACGCCAATTGCGGTAGAGGCCGCGGTGGCAGCCAGGGAGACGGCCGCAACCACCGCGGCCGGGATCACGACGCACATCTCAGACGGCCCTCCAGAACGGATGGAACGCCAGCCCGGCCACGCCGAAGGGCACCGCCGGACCGAGGGTGAAGCCCATCCGCCGCAGCCAGCGCACCGCCCGCGTGTTCCGGGCATCCACATGGTTCCGCAGCAGCCGGTAGCCGTCCCCGATCAGCGTCAGCCATTGTGGCGCCTCACGCAGCATGGCCCGCGCCTGCCGCTCGACCTCATCGCTGCCGAGCATCCAGACCAGCCCCTCGCCGGCCAGGAGGTTCGCGGGGCAAACCCCGAAGATCGCCGCCGGCTCGCCCCATACCATAGCCGTCACCGCCACGCTCGACGCCCGCAGGCTGATCGGGAGTGCCACCTCCGGCGGCAGGCCAAGCGCGGCCTGAACCTCGGCCCGGTCCGCCTCCCGCAGCCGCGGCGCCAGCCATTCGGCATGGGCCGGCTCGGCCGGGATGTATTCAAGTCCCGACATCGAATTCCAGCACCACGCCGAGGATCGTGGCTGGCAGCGGGTAGTCCTGCTGGAACATTACCCGGCCCTCCACGTCCCATGTGCCCTGGGTATGCACATACTGCTGCCCCGTGAGCATCCGTGTCGGCGCGCCATATGGCTCGGTCGTCCGCTCCTTGAACTCGACCAAGAGCGACCCCTTTTCCGGATTCACCACCCCAGCCTTGAGGCCGCGCGTGTTCTCGACCAAGACGCGGACCTTGGAGATATGCTTGCGCTTGCCCTGCACGGTCGGCGCGCCCTGCACGTCCAGCGGCAGAGTCTCCAACTGCGCCTGGATCGGCAGGCCAACGGTCACGATGCTCGCCGGCCGTGGCAAGGTAATCTTGCCGCCCCGCACCACCTGCTGCGGCTGCACGCTCCCATCCGCCAGGATCGAGACCGTCTCGCCCTCCAGATGATCGAGGCCGCTTATCTCAGTCGCCGGCTCGCCACGATACTGGAGACCGCAATCCACGAACCACGCCTCGCGCACGTCATCATTGCCAGGCCCGAGCAGCCGCGAGTGCATCCGCTCGATGGTCTGCACCTGCTGCCCATTGATGGTGCGCTGCACGACGAAATAGGCCGCGTCCTCGATGCCCTCGCTCACCACCGCCACGCTCTTGAACTGGCCGCCCACGGTGTCGTGCCGGTGCCAGGCATAGACCTCCTGCTCCTTCAGGTAGGTCAGGCCGAGAAGCATCCCGTCCTCGCGCACCGCCCAGACGATCTTGTGCGGCTCCTGCGCCCAGGCCCATTCGATGATGCTGTGCCCGTAGAACAGATGCGGACTCAGGAGCGTGAGATCGGCCGCCACGTAGCTGTCGCTGTAGAAGCTGTAGCTCAGGCTGCGGACCGTGCTGCCCTTCTCGGTCACATAGAGCAGGTCATAGTTGATCACCAGCGGCACCACATGCGAGGCGCCCGCATATGCCTGCGGCTTGGCGATCACCGATGCTGGGGTGATGACGCCGCCATCGCCACCCGAAATGGCCCAGGCCCCGGCCGCGGTCAGCGCGATCAGATCGCGCATCGGCACCAGATGCCGGATCGCGTTGTTCTGCGTCGCCGCAAGCTGATAGGTGATCCCGTCATCCGCCCGCGTCGGGCGCGACACATCGAAATTGCCGTGATTCCCGCTCCGGGTCATCCACAACCCGGAGGGGTTCAGGTTGCTGCCGGCGAACACGCGCCGCTGCTGGTAGTAGGCCACGCAGCCCGGCGCATTCACCGTCTCGTCGAGCGTCACCGTGAAAGCGGCGCCGCTGCCCGGCTGGAACGGGTCCACCACCCGGAGCGTCGGCTGAGTATAGTTGACCCCCCCGTTGACCACCGTAACCGCGGTGATGACCCCGGAGTTGATGACCGGCACAAGCTGCGCCCCGGCCCCGAAGGGATCGGTGACGACGATATAGGTTTCGTTGCTGTAGTTGCTGCCGCCGCTGGCGATGCTTACGGCATAGATCGAGCCAGCCATCCCGCCCTCACTGCAACCCGAAATCGTCGAGGGTATACAGGCTTTGAAGTTCGACCTCGCCAATCGTCGTGCGGAGCTTCACCGGGGCGGTGACATTGGCCATCTTGAACACCACCACATAGGCCGCTCGCCACAGCCGGAGCCTGGCCTCGCGCAGCGCATGCACCGCGCCCCAAAAGGCGTTGTGCTGCGGGCTGGCGAGATCGTCCACCAGCACCACCGGCAGGTCATTCGGCTGCCCCTCCAGCCGGTTCCGCAGCCCGTAACTTTTCGGCTCCTTGCGGATCGTGAAGGCGTTGGGCGTGATGCCGTATCGCTCAGCCGCCATCAGGATTCCGGTCAACACCGGCACGCCGGCCGTCTCGATAGCCGCGACCTGGAACGGTGCCTCAGCATAGCCTGCGGCGTTGCGCGCCCAAAAATCCTCGCCAATGGCGCGCATGGCCTCGGCCGAAAGCAGAGGCCCACGCATATAGAACTGCCAGCGATAGACCCCCCCGCCATCGAGCCGCAGCAGCTCGCGCGACGTGGGGTCGGTCCGGACGATGCCGCGTTCAGCGATGGCCTGACGCAGCCGGGCAACCGGATCACTCGCCTCCGTCGCCTCCGCCATCGCCACCGTCGCCTCCGCCTCCGCCATCGCCACCGTCGCCTCCGCCGCCACCATCACCGCCGTCGCCTCCGCCGTCGCCTCCGCCGTCGCCGGGATCGGAATAGCCGCCTGGCTGTTCCACCAGAGCAGTCAGTACGGCACCACGGCCGCCCGCTCCTGGATCGATGATCGCCAGTTGCGGTGCGGTGTAGCCGCTGCCGGGGTTCTGCACCGTCACGCTGCGGATCACCCCATTCACGATCACCGGCTGCAGCACCGCGCCCGAGCCGGTCGGGTCCGTCGCTATGATCTGCGTCGCGGGCGAGTAACCGGAGCCGCCATTCGTCACCGTGATCGCGGCGATGCCCGCCCCGCTGAACGGGTCGTAGTGGTCCGGCGGGGTGGTGGTCGTGTCCGGCGCGACGTTCAGATCCTCCATCGAGGTGGCCGCCGTGCTGCCAATGAAGGACCAGGTGCCCTGGTAGTAGCGGTACACGTTGTAATAATCTGCGCTCGCTACCGCATTCCAGGAGATTACATTCTTGGTGCCGTAATTCCCGTTGTAACCGAGATCCCAGTTGGTGCAGGTGGCAGCATCGGAAAGCCGCCCTTCCTCCGGCGGGTTCAGCCGCGCCGCGGTCACAGCGTAGGTGTAATCTCGCTTGGCCGACTCGCTCGGCCCGCCGCCGCTCGCCGCCGCCGTGACGTTGCCAGGGACACCGAGAGTCGGGCCAAAGGTCAGGCGGGAAAGCCGCCAGTCGGTCTGGCCGTACCGGCGCAGCTCGCGCACCGCATAGTGCGGGTGGCAGAGGGTCAGGATGTCGTTCGCCTGCGCGTATTTCAGCAGCGCCAGGTCGTTATGGGCATAGGGCGTCGCCACCTCGAAGGGCACGCCATCCACCATCAGAGGCGCGCCGTCCGCGATGAAGCGGATGTAGTAGTCGCCGAACTCCAGGATGTAAGTCTGATCCGAGTTGTAAACAAAGGGGATCAGCCGCACCGTCCTGTCCGGGTATTTCGTGCGGCAAACGAACTGCGTGCCCGGACGGTTGCTGGCGCCGCCCTGCGCATGGACGAAGAAGTTGCGCATCGTCCGCGCGCCGGTATGCCACTTCGCCAGATCGGTCCTGGCATAGAGCGCGGGTGCCAGTTCGCCCGCCGTAAAGGCCGGCTGAAGGCCGAAGTAGGGCGTCGGCCCGTTGGCGCGGATCGGTCCCAGCATGGCTATGGCGCTGCCTTGAGCAGCGGTTGCGCCTGCCACGGATCGGCCAAACCGCGCACCATCAGCCAATCGGCCTCATGGTTGTCCACCACCACCGCCTGGTTCGTGGTTGCCGCCATGGCTGCCGCGATGGCATTCTGATAGCCCTGGCTCATGGCGGCCATGATCTGCCCGTTGCCGGTCAGCGGCACCGCGATCTCGGTCGCCAACTGCCAGGAGAGTGCCGCGACGAAAAACGGCTCCCACAGGCCGGGATTTGTCACCCGCGCCGTGTAGACCAGCACCGCCCCGTCCTGATTGGTCCACAGCGCCGCGAAGTCGTTACCGTAATCGTCCTTCCCGAGCCCGCGCTCAAAGCGGATCGGCGCCGTGTTCAGCGGCGAGAGCGTGCTGGCGCAGGGGGCCAGCAGCCCGCGCACCCGGATGCAGTCGGCCGGGAGCGCGTACTGATAGGCCCATTGCTCCGGCGGGGTGCCGGAGAGGGCGAGCGCCGCATGGCGCGTGGCGAAGCGCCAGGCATGCGCCTCCAGCGTGGCGTCGCGCGCCTGGTCGAAGAACATCCTGCAATAGAAGGCTTCCGGTGCCGCCTCATCAAGCGAGGTCAGAGGCGTCCGGGAGCCGATGCGCGCGAGCGCCAAGTTGCAGATATCGAGCGGGGTTGCCATCCGTCACGCGCTCCGCTCGCGGCCGAGCACGCGGCCCGGCCGCTCTGCTGCGGGGTTACTCGCCGGCCTTGCGGCCGGCACGCGGGGCCGGCGGCTCCTCAGCCACCGGCTCCAGGTTCGGGCCGGGCGTCATGACGGAGGTGTCCACCTCCACCACCTCGCCAGGCTCCACCAGCCGCTCATTGATGTAACTGGTTTCCATCACACGAAACTTCGCCATCGGTCAGGGCCTCAAGCCACGTAGTTCTTCGAGTAGTAGCGCAGGTTGTCGCGGTCCACCGACAGCGAGGCATGCACCTTGCCGGCGGTCAGCGGGCCGGTGCCCACCACGTAGTTCAGCCGGAGATAGCGGCTCGTGATGCTCGGGATCTCCATCTGGACGCCGCCATGCGGCGCGTCCGCCGTGAAGCTGGCAATGCCGATCGCGGGCGTCTCGACCAGCGTGGACCAGGAGGAGCTGTCGGCCGAGGTCTGCACCTGCACCTGCACCGTCGCCGAACCGGACGCCGTGGGCAGCTCGGTGAAGCGGAAGTTCAGGTAGAGGTGCGAGATGCCGATGTCGCGGGCCTGCGACAGGTCGATGACGTTGGTGGAGGCGCGGGACGTGGTGAGCGCCGCCGCGTCGTCCAGCAGCAGGAGAGCGTCAATGATCGCCATGGGTTGGTGCTCCTCTCAGACCACGCGGGCTTCGGTGGTCAGCAGCGCGTCCACGACCCGGATCGGGATGCCGCGGAAGTTCAGCACCGGGCGCCCCTGGATCTCAGAGAGCGTCAGGAACGCGCGGCTGTCCTTGCGCTGCTGGATGTCCAGCCAGGTGGCGATGGTGCGGTTGCAGTAGATCGCCGGCCGTCCGAAGGAGAGCGGCACGCCGCCGCGCGCCTCGGTCGCGCTCTGCACGTTGGCAGCGGCCCGCGGCATCACCGGGACCTTGTGTATCGCCTGGATCAGCAGGTTTACGAGGTCCGGAGCCGAGCCGCCGCCGAGCGCGTTCACGTCGATATTGCAGATGCGCACGACGAAGCGCCAGTCGCGCACCGTCAGGCCGCAGTCCCACTTGTAGTGGGTCTGATATGCCTGATACGGGTTGCCGTTGGCGTCCAGCACCGGCGCCGGGGTGGTCACGTCCTCCATCTGCAAGCCGGCCTTGCTGCCCTTCGGGAAAATCCCGTGGACAGTCGTCGGCCCCCAGCAGACCAGCCAGATCGAGGTGTTGGTGCTGCCCGTGCCGCCCGCATCGATGACGTTCGCGGCGTTCGCGGCATTGGCCGGGTTCACGGTCGAAAACCGCGGCGCCAGGCCGAGGAACCGCTCCGGGTTGACCTGCGTATTGCCGTAGAAGATGGTCGAGGCCATCTGCTGGTTCATGCCCTCAAGGAAGGCCATGTCCTCAGTCAGACGGAAGGCAGCCGGGTTGCCTGAAAGATCCACCAGCGCCTTATCGACGAGGCTGTAGGTCTCCAGCATGCCGCAGGTGTCGGTGATCTGCGCCGTGGTGGACTTGCCGCGCGGCACACCCTGGTTCAGCAGGCGCCAGTAGGCCATCGGCAAGCCGGTGCGGATCGTAGTCTTGTAGCCCGTGGGCAGGTTGCCCTCGACCCACAGCATGTCATCCAGGACTTCGTTGGTCTGCGAAAGCAAGTTGATGATCGGCGCGATCTTGCCGTCCGGGTCGATGCGGGTGGCGTAGTCCGCCAGGGTCAGGGCGGTCGCGGAGAGTGTTGCCATGGAAGGGGCTCCATCTAAGGGATGCGGCGCCTCACGGCGCTGCGTTGCTGCCCTTGCCCAAGGGACCGCTTATCGGGCTGGGCCTGCTATCCGGCCATGGATGGGTAGAGGTACGATGCGTACCCCTCCAGCGAATGCTCGATGGCGGGGCCAGGAGTCTTGCCCGGCTGGATGATCCGGTCCTCACCCATGGCCTTGCCGATCTCGATGAAGGCGCGAACGATGGCCGGATGGTTCCCGGCGCCGGTCAGGTTCAGCGCCTCGCGCAGCGCATCGCCGCCATAAGCATCGAGGACGCGGGCCGCGGCTTCCTTCGCCTCGGGCAGCAGAGCCTTGCCGTCGCTGAGCGTGCGGTCGGAGAGGATTTCCTTCGCCCACGCCGCCTGTGTGTCGGTCCATGCCTTCACGGCCTCCTGCCGGAGAGCCTGGACATGCTCGATCAGCTTCGGCGTGAGCTTGTTGAACTGCTCCTGCGTCAGCCCGGCCTCTCGGGCGGCCTCCTGGTAGGAGGTGAGCAGCCCCTCATCCAGCACCACGCCCTCTGGCGGGGTGAACTCGTACTTCTCAGGGACGGCCGGGGCTTCCGGCTTGCCCTCGCCCTCGCCCTCCGGCTTCGCGCCCTCGCCTTCCTGCGCGGGCTGCGTCTCGGCCGGCGCCGGATCGGTCTTGGCGTCGCCGAGGAGCGAGGAAGGCGCGGCAGGCGCATTGGCCGCTGGCGCCGGGCTCGCGGCCTCGGGCGCCGGGGCGGCAGGGGCGTCGGTGACAGTCGTCGTCTCAGACATGGCAGCACGCTATGCGGGCCACAAAAAAAGACTCGCGGGGGGGGTTATTCAGCGCCATCAGCAGGCGGAGCCAGGAGCGCATGCACCGCCGGCCAGGCTGCCGGGGTCCAGGCCATGAGCAGTTGGAACAGCAGCGCGCCGACGCTGCGCTGCCCCTCGCGGAACGCCGTGTGCAGCGGGTCGCCCGGCGTGTGGCTCTGGTGCAGGTAGCCTGACTGCCGCAGCAGGTCCGCAACGATGGCCCGGCCGCCGGGGGTGGCAACCAGGGCGTGCCAGGCATCGCGACGCATCACAGCCTCGGCCAGCATCTCGCGCTCGCGGTCGGCTACAGCCTGCGGGTCGTGGGGGTCGTGCTGGGTCATTGAAGCCGCGCGGCCAGGATCGCTGGGTCGGCCAACCGTGGGTCGTTGGCTGCGTCGCGCGCCATACTCCGGCTATCCCAGCTGTGCTTCCGGCCGAACTCCAGCAGCCACTCCCTCAGCCGCTTGCCCTCGCGCGTCTCACACAGCATCTTGCGAGCAGCGTTCCATACGTCGCCAGCGCCAATCATGCCACCGCCGTTATGGTTAAAGAAGACGACCAGCTCATGGGCGAGCTGCGCGATGCGGTAAGCGGTGTTTTCGTCTTCCAGCCTCTCACGCCATGTCGCGGCGCAATTCCATTCGAGGATGGCGTCGATGTTCATGGTCGGCATCTGTACGGTTGCCGGCTGCGTCATGCTTACCTTCCCAACATCATCTGCAACGCATTCTGCCCGGCGCCCGTCTCGGTTTCGCTCAACACCTTCGCCCCCTGCGCCAGCGCCAGGCCGCCTTGCATCGCCTCGGCCATCGCCTGCTTCTGCGCCGCCGCCTGCCGCATCTGCGCCACCTCGTCGTCGCCGCGGATCACCCGCGCATCCACGCCCAGCAGGTCGGCGTAGCGATCAATGGCCTCGTCTGCGTTGAGCTTGTCGAGGACGGACGGGATCGCCGCCGCGAGGTTGCCCGCGAAGCCGAACACCCGCTCGATCGATGTTGTGCCCACAGCCTTCTGCGCCTGCGCCAGCAGCGAGATGTAGTCGGGCGCTATGTGCTGCCCGGCCAATGCCTCGGGTGGCGGAGGCAGCAACCTACCCCGCGCCATGATGTTGAACACGATGTCGATCAGCGGGTTCAGCGCCTCGTCGTGGAACCGCTCCAGCATAGGGCCGAGCATGAGGAGCTTTTCCTCGTGCCGCTCGTCCACCTCGCGCGCGGTCATTTCCCGCCGGTCGGAGCCGGCGAACATGGCGAACAAATCCGCCCGGAACGCCTGACGGATCAGCTCACGCGTCTCGACGATGGACTCCTGAAGACCCTGGATGTTCGGCGGCACCTCGTAGACCGGCTTGAGCCCGGCCGTGGAGCCGCTGGGCACGAAGTTCAGCCCGCCCGGCAGCAGCGAGACGATGCTGTTCTGGAGGGACGCATCGCCCACCAGCGGCGGCTTCACGATCTTGTCTACGGCCTCGGCCTTGCGCCTCTGGAGAAGCTGCAGGGTTTTCACGTCGGGCAGGGCTTCCTCGGCAGGGCCGTGGCCGTAGACCTCGGTCGTCACCACGTCCCAGCGGGGCGCGATGGCGGGAAACTCGTGGAAGCCGCTGACCCGCAGCGCCTGGTCCGCGCGCCGGCCGTACTCGTACCACACGGAGAGGAACGGCATGCCGCGCCAGCCCATCCGGCCCGGCACGCGCATGTGGTTCGGCTCGATCGCGTGGACGATCTGCACCTCGCGGCCAAGCTGGTTCGCCCGGTAGAGGCTCTGCACGGCGTCGGAGCAGTTCTCCAGCCCGAACTCCTTGACCATCTGCTCGACGGTCAGGACGTATTCCCGGTAGAGCGTGTTGACGATCAGCCGCTCATCCACCGCCAGCATGTACTCGCCGGCCGTCAGCGGATAGCAGCGGATCACGTCCTCGTAGTCCTGGACGATCAGCATCACCCCGGTGCCGAATACGGCCAGCTCCTCGAACAGGCTCGCCATGCCGTTGTAGAAGTTGGACACGGCAAAGACACGCATCATGCGCTTCTGCACCTCGTCCAGCCACAGCTTGACCTCGGGCAGGTCCGCGAGATCCTGATCCTGCACGGTCAGGCGGAACCAGTTGCGGGCCGGCGAGGTGATGCCGGCCATGAGGAAGGAGGCCAAGTCCTTCACGGCCTTGGTCGCCGTCCGGTCCACGATGGACTGCTGCTTCTGCGCCCCGCGGTTGCCGGGGTTCATCGCAGGCGGCATCACGAACCGCCCGCGCTGCGGCATGATGTACTGGCTCAGCTCCCGCCAGGTGGCGAAATGGCTGCTGCGGTAGGTCCGCATCTCCGTCAGCCGCTGGTCGCAATGGCGGATCAGGTCGCGGAAATCGTCGCCCCGGTACTTCGCGGGCTTGGTCGGCTCCGCGTCGCGGGGCAGCGGGCGCCAGGTGGAGCCGTCAGGCATGATGGGTCACTGCCCCAACAGGGTCTTGCCGCCCAGCGGCGGGCCGGCGGAAATCGTCGTCGGCACCAGGACGGCACCTGCCGGAACCGGCGAGGCCATGCCGGGGCGCGGTGGTGTCGGCGCCATGCCAGCGCCGCTCCGATAGGCGGCGATCTTGCCTGCTATCGCGGATATGCTGTCCCTCGGCGTGATCCCCATCTGCTGGCCAAGCGGCGTTACAGTACCCCCCTGGCACATGCTACGCCCCCAGCAGCGATTTCGGCGCCGTGGTCGCCGTCTGCGTCAGGCCGAGCGGGCCAGTGAGCAGGCTCTGCCCGGCCGAGGCCATGCGAGCGCGCTGCATGGCGCCAGCGGACGCGGCCTGCACCTCGGGATTGGCCCGCGTGGGTGGGGCCGGAGGCGGAGGCGGCGGCGGCGGTGGATCGGGAGCCGAACACATGCCCGCACGGTAGGGGGTGGGCGAAAAAAGACTCGCTAGCTAGACGGAGGCGAAGGGGTCGTAATCCATCACGGCCTGCCGCCCACGGGTCGTATCGACGCCCCAGGGCTGGCCTGCCATCGCGCTCGGCAGGACCGGCGCAGCGAAGGTCAAAGCCAGCGCGTCGCCACAGTCCGGCGAGGCAAGGCCGCGCTTCTTCATGTCCTCCTTGCGCTCCAGCAGGATAGCGTTATCGGCATCGAATCCGTACTCCACGCCGGTCAGATCCGCCTTCAGCTCCGGGTCGTCTGGGATCGCACCGCCTGCGAGCCAGGCTCGCATCAGCCCCCACATTTCCGCCCGCTTGTTCCGGTACTTGGCGCCATCCACGTCCGTCTCTGTCCGGTCCGGCTTGGCCCCGAATTGCACCTCCTGACAGCGGACCCGGAGTTGCCGGCAGCGATCCACCACCCCAGCACCGACGCCGCCGCCATCAATGAACACCATGTCCGCGGCATACCGCTGCGCTAGTTCGGCCACCCGCGCCGCCACCTGCATGGTGTCGGCGTTCCGCAGCTTGACCCATTCGAGCATCCGGGCATCGCGCCCCTTGCGGATGGCAATGACAGTCTGGTCGTCCCCGAACCTCGCCACGTCCACGCCTATCACCAGCGCGTCGGACCGCTGGGCCGCGACCTCTCTCTTCGCCGCCTCCTCCACCAGATCGGACGGGATGAACTGCATGGAGGAGGCACGGGGGAACTCGCCCCTAACACGGACCCGGACGAAATCGCTGTCCTCACCATAGAGCGCCACCCATTCCTCAAACAGCGCCTTGTTCACGCCCGGCACGGTCCGGCTATCCACCTTCCGGCTGGCCCATCGGTGGCGCTCGCGGCCGAAGCAGGAATGGAACCGCCCGGACGGCTTGGTCGGGTTCCCGAATGCTGTCCAGATGATCTCAGTACCCTCGTCGGTCAGCGCGCCCTCAGCTACCTCCCACACCCTGTCGTGGATGCCTGACGCTTCATCGAACACCAGCAGAATGCGCTTGCCCTTGTTGTGCAGGCCGGCGAAAGCTTCGAGGTTCGTCTCGGACCATGTGACCGCATCGGCCCGCCAGGTCTTCGCCCGCGCTGGGTCCGCCGCGACCAGCGACATGCCATAGACTTTGAACCAATGACTGTTAGCCGCGAGCCGCGCCCACTTGGCGATCTCAGGCCAGGTCTTAGTCCGAAGCTGCGGCTCGGTATTCGCGGTGATGACCGCCTTGGCATCCTCGCAGGTGGAGAGCGCCCACCACACCAGCCACGACACTAACGCCGACTTACCGATACCGTGGCCGGAGGAGATGGCTTGCAGGACCGGCATCATGGTCGCGTCGGGCGCGTAGCCGGCCCGGAGCCGCTCCCCGATGCTGATCAGGATCTCTCGCTGCCATTCGCGGGGGCCATCTGCATCCTGGAGCGGGCCAGGCTCGCCCCACGGATAGACCGCCAGGACGAAACCCAGCGGGTCCAGCGAGTAGGCGGCCAGCTCCTCAGCAAGTTCAACCTCTGGATCACCCGCCACGGGCACGCCTCCGCACCTGCTCAACCACAGTCGCCAGATCCACCTTGCCGCTCAGTTCTAGCTTGTCGTTGAACAGACCAAGGTGCCGGGCGAGCTGATCCAACGCCTTGGTCTTATCCCAGGTCTTGATCTTGGCGACATGCTCAACCGCACCCTCGCCGCGCTCAGTTGTGACAATCTCGATTGATGCAACTGCGGCGGCGGTGTCGTCATCCAACTCGTGCGGGCGCTTCAGATTGCCATCCTCGTTGAACAGCCGGCGTTGGTCGCTGAAAGCGAGGCGGGCGATCTCCTGCAACACCCGATCCGCCGTGATAGCGACGCGCTGGGCACGCGCGGCCTTGGCGCGAGCTATGGCGGCGGCCACCATAGCATTTGATAGCAGCCGCGAACCCTGCTCCTGCGCCGCCGCAGGGGCGTAACCCGCACGGATCGCCGCCCGCGTGGCATTCAGGTCGATCAAGTACTCCTCGACAAACCGCTGCTGGCGGGGCGGCAAGGGCTTCGGCTCGCCGTTCTCGCCCATAGGGCAATCGCTTCGGGCCCCACCGCAGCCGTTCAGACAAGCCGGGCAGTCGGCCATCACCCCATCCTCTCGATCCTCACCCGGCAGCGGTCGCACATCCGATGCGTCCGCCGGTCCCGGGACCAGAAATAGTGCGTCGGCCCAGGTCCGATGCAGCGCAGCCGGTAGCGCGTGACCGTCTCGCGCTGCCGGGCCTGGACCGGCTGCAGCCCCATACCGCGCGTGCAGATAAAGACTCGCCCGCTCGGCTCGTGCACCAGCAGGTGGTTGCCGTCAGGCAGGACGGCGGTGACGCGCAGGGTCCAGGCCGCCACGCGCACCACGTCGCCTACATTCCAGGCTCGGCGCAGGCCCAGGACGTGGATCCGGCTGCGGACTGCCTTCCACGAGCCGAGGCCCAGGCGCGCGGCGATCTCCCGCCGCGACAGGCACTCGTCGAGATAGAGCCGGCGCAGCTCGGCGTCGCGCTCCGGCGTCCAGCGCGTGTAGGGCCGCCGCGACACGGCCGGCGGCTCACGGACGATCGGTCCCACCATCATGCCCCATTTCCTTCGCCACGCCCGTTTCGCCCCTCGCCGCTACACCCCTAGCGCCCGCCGCTGCCGAAGCCGCTGGCGGTGGCTCTGCGCGCGAGCTAGGGGCATCCTGCACGACGTATCCCACCTTCTCCGCCAGCCGCCGCGCTCTCTCCTCGCTACTCGCCGCTCCGAGCCAACACAGGCGCCGGCCGCTCGGCGTGACCTGGCAACCGCCTGGCTCGCATGGCTCTGCGCAGGTCAGCACCCACAGCGGCGAGCAGCCGTCGCGGACGATGCGGACGCGGCGGGTGGGGGTGGTCATGGCCGCACCGTGACAGGCCGGCGTGGGCACAATGGCCCCTCGCAGGTGCGCTCGGCTCCGGCCGGGCAGACGCATCCGCCGGTTCGGATGAGAGGCACGCCGCCAGGAGCGGGCGGCTGCGTGCAGCGGTAGTGGTATGCGATTCCAGCGTGCCAAACTGCTGTCTTGGCGGCAGGGCCGACAACCGGCCGCCCACAGTAGCCGCACAGCGGCGCGGTCCCGATCACTCGCCCGGCTCCATGTCGCGGATCGCGGCGGCGTCGTCCTGCGCGCAGTTACCAGGCGATACGCACTTGCCGCCGTGACGTAGGCATCCACACTCCACCAGCGCGGCTGCCTGGTGCTTGGCCGCCAGGTATCCGCCCCGCCATCCATCGCGGAAGCCGGTCCGATACGCCTCGGCCTCGCCCGTGGTCATGTTGCGGAGGTCAGTCATCGCCAGCGCCTCCGTCCGAGCACCCGGGATGCGACGAGCGCGAACCAGACCAGGGCCAGCGGCACCATGATGCCCGCCAGCCACCAACCCACGCCGCTCTCCCAGAGCCAAGCTTCCAGCGGGCTCCGATAGACGATCAGGTGTTCCATCACTCGCTCGTTCATCCCCTGCTCTCCCTCACCACTGCCTCCAACAGCGCCATGGCCTCTCGGTCGAAGTCGTGCCGCAGCAGCGCCAGCGCGGCGCGCTCGCGGTCGCCCTCTGCGTCCTCCAGCGCCGCCATGGCCTCGGCGCGGTCGCCGGCCTTGAGGAGCGCGAGGGCATGGGTGGCGGGATCGACCTTCACGCCGCCTCCATGCCAAGCTGCTGTCGCAACCGCGCGACACGCAGGGCGGCGCCGGGCACGCCATCCGCCTCGGCCCGCTCCCATGCCGCGAGCAGGGTATGCCCCACCAGTTCGCGCGCCTTCGCCGCGGGCACCACCCGCTGCACGCGCGAGGCCATCTCGGCCCGGAAAGCCTCGGCTTTGGCCCTCACGGCCTCGATCTCCTCCGGAGTGCGCGTCGCCGGCTCCGTAGCAGGCGTCGGCGCCGGTTTGGCCGCGACGATCCTGGCGAGCGCGCTGCGCTCGGCCCGCAGCTTCGCCAGCTCTGGCCCTAGCCACTCCGACAGGCCGGCCACGCTTGGCCAGAAATCGAACCGCCGCAGTGCCGATCGCTGCCGCTCCTGCGAGAGCATCCAGGCCGGCACGTCCGACAACGCAAAGGCGATGGCGCTGGCCTTGGCGGCGAACTCATCCCGGCTCGGCGGATTTCGCACCGATGCGACAAGGGGCCTCAGGAACACCGCCCAATCGGCCACCGTCGCCGGCTTCATCCGCGCATCGAGCATCCGGATGCGCCTGTTCGCTTCGGCGCGAACGCTGTCTGGCATGGCGAGTGGCTGTGCGGCCAGGTCCGGATGCGGGTTCATTGTCTGCGCCACGGCCTCGGCCAGCGGCTGGGACATGGGCGGCGGCGGAGCAATGTCGCCGCTGGATTTGGCGAGCGCGTTCATGCGTTCCCCCCGATGCGCAGGTCGTCGATCAGCCAGCCGATCCGGCTCTCGCGGCTGCTGCCGCCGCGGGCGCCTGTTCGGATCTGGATCGCCTTGGTCAGCCATGGGATCGGATCGCCGATGCGGTCCGCCTCGGCCTGGTGCAGCAGGCTCGATACCAGGGCGCAGTCATCACGGGCATCGCGGCAGAGCCGACCGAGAAGGCTCCTGGCAGCGCCATCCGGCTTGCCGGTGAGCCGCTTCAACCGGGAAAGGCCCTCGGTCCACAGGACGGCCCTGGCGTCCGGCGGCGGCGCGGCGGGCGACGGCCCGCCATCCGAGCGAAGCGAGGATGTAATTACTATTCCCTGTCCCTGTCCCTTGGAGCCTGTGGCAGTCTCTGTGACAGAGGATGTAGCAGGCGCTGCCACAATCTCTGTTTCTGGCTCTGTGGCTTGCGGCGCATTTCCGCTGCCACTGAGATTGCTGGCACGCTTCGCGGCGCGAGCCGCGCGGGCTGCCTCAGTCCGCGCCCTCTGTGCAAGGCGCGCCTCCCACGCCTCGCGCGCCTTCTCTGCCACGACCGGGTGATAGAGGCGCCCATCCCTGCAGCGGACCCAGCCACGGAGCGCCATGGCCTTCACCTTCGGCCAGCGCGAGCCGGCCCCGGAGAGGTGCGCGAGTATGCGGTCATCATCCGGCACGCTGCCGGCCGGCACCTGGAGGAACGCCTTGCCCCAAAGGGTGAAGGCTGCCTTGAACTCCTCCCCGGTGGAGAGCGCGTACATGTCGCTGTCGAACAACCGCACCAAGTCCACCGGCATGAAGGGCATGCCACGCAGGTCGCAATCCGGCGGCGTCATCGGTTCCGGCAGATCGTTCATGCCGCCCTCCTCATCTGATACTCGATTTCCGCAGACCGCCCCTCGCGCCGGTCCAGCTCGTCCGCGTACTTCCGCAGGTCATCGGACAGGCCGGCGAGATCGGCGCGGCGGAGGCGCGCCTCGCCGCTTAGGATCATGTCCAGCAGCGTCGCGTTGATGCGGAGGCGGTCTGCGATGGTCATGGCGCCTCGCCCTCGCGCATCCGCGCCAGCTCGGCATCCACGTCGCGCTTGAACACCACCGTCTTGCCGCTGGCCTTGAAGATGGCGACGAACTGAGCCTCGGTCGCGCCTTCGCCCTCGTAGCGGTCCACGAAGAGGTAGGCGCTGCGGTTTCGATTCATCTGCCGCAGAACTGCAGGGTAGTCGTCGGCGACGACGGGCTTGATCTCGACCGCGAGCTCCAACACGTCGTTGAGGCGTGACAGGCCGTGGCCTGTGCCAGCCCTGCGGAGCTCGATATAGCCCTCCAACCACGTCAGGATGCAGGACAGCCTGACATCTGCCCCCGCATGCTCAAACGTCGCGCGGACCTCGCGCTCTGGCCGGGCCCCCTCGATGCGAGCCGCATAGCCCCGAGCAGCCGCCGCCTTCTCGCGATACGACGGAGCCCAATGCGAGAACATCGCGTCCGCCTCATTTCTGGCCGCAATCTGGTCTGCTTCCTCAGCCCCTCTCCGAAGCGAGGCGGCGTTTGCCGCCATGCGTGATGCCGCCTCTTGCTCGGCTCTGCGCCACCAACTTGCGGCGACCACTTCCGAGAACGCCATCCCATATGCTGGATCCAGAAACAGCGCCTGGAGCCGGTTATGAACCGGCGTGCGGCTCGCCGCCTCGGCGTCGCGCATGGCGAGGATCTTGCCATACCGCTGCCTGAACCACGGCTGCGCTTCCAGCCAGGTCATGTATTCCGCATCGGCCAGCATGTCCTCAACGGGCCTGCCTTTGTACTTGCCAAAAGGGACGGTCTCTGCTGTCATCTCGTCTCATCCTCTGTTGCTTGGGGCGCTTCCGGCTGCCACCGGGGCGCCCCTTTCCGTTTGCGGGCGCCTCACATCCCAAGGGCGCGGCGATAGAGGTCGATCAGCGCCTCTTGCTCCTCCACCTCGGCCGGCTCCTTCTTCCGGAGCGCGATGATCTGGCGCAGCACCTTCACATCGAAGCCGGCGCTCTTGGCCTCCATGAACACGTCCTTGATGTCGGCGGCGAGGCCCTTGCGCTCCTCCTCCAGCCGCTCCACGCGCTCCACGATGGATCGCAGCCGATCCGCGGCGATGCCGCCGACTTCGGCATCCTGTTCATCAGTGGCAGACATGCGGCATCCCCTCCTGGTCGATTGTCACTGGCGGCAGGCCCTGCGCCCGCCGGATTTCGTTCGCCCGCTCCAGCGCATGGCCGAAGCATCGCTGCTCGCAGCCGACGCGGACCGCGATCTCATCCGGGCAGCCGGGCACATCGCAGCGGAGGCCGTTCGCGGCCGCGCGAACTATGCTAAGGGCCACGGCTCATTCCTCCGCTTGATCGGGACATATCGGACCACCTGCATGAGCCCCATGGCATTGAGGATGCCTTGGCTGATGCCGCGGGATCCGTTCAGCGCCTGGCAGACCTGCGACCGCGTGACTGAGTGGCGTGCGGCCCATCGGGCCTGCCCGCCGGCCATCTCGACCTGGCGGGCCAGCTCGGCGCGGAGCTGTGCTTCTGTGAGGGCGATGGCTTCGTCGCTCATGCGGCCCTCCGAGGCGCCGCATCCGCCACCTGCTTCGCGCGCCAGGCCATCAGCAGCGCCGCCGCGTCGGCCGCGTGATCGGTGTCCGGCGCCCAGCCATCCAGCTTCACGCCGACGATTACAGCGGCCTTCCTGGCCCTCCCGTTACCGGTGACGGCCTTCTTAATGGCGCTGGCGGTCATCTCCCGGCGCGGCACGCCGTAGCTGTGCGCGGCCATGTGCGCGATGCCGCAGAGGACCAGCGGCAGGTCAGCAATGAAGGCGCCGCGCCCGAATGGCCGCTCCACCAGCAGCAGATCCGGGCGGCGGCACCACAGCGCATCAGCAAGCCACGCGTGGAACTGCGCCGCCGTCTCGCCAAGGTCGCGGCAATGCGACAGGTCGAGGGTGCCGCAGCGCCCATCGGACCATGCCCAGCCTGTGCGCTGGCCCGGATCGAGGGCAAGGATCATACCGCCGTCTCCCGCAGTATGAAGCTATGCTCGCGTCGCTCGATCCGGAGCCCCGCGCGGCGCATGTGGCTTATCTGCCACTTGAGGAATTCCCATGTGGTCTGCGCACCCGTGCAGAGATACCGGCCGGCGACCGGCGTCCCCGCGGCGGCGCGGAGCATCCTGGCGATGACGGTCTGCTGTGGGGTAAGCTGGGGCGCGCTCATGACCGCCACGCCTCCAGCCCCTTGCAGTTGGCGCAAATCCGGTTGTGCGCGCCCTCGCTCTCGAACGGCTTGCGGCAGCAGAGGCAGGGCCGGAGCGTCAACTGCCGCTTCCGCGGCGCCTGGCCGCCATACTTGCGCCCCGCCTCGATCCCCGACATGCGCCGCGCGTGCCGGACGGTGGCCGTTGTCATCTCGCCGCCGATGTGCTGGGCGATCTCCGAATCGGAGTGCCCCTCGCTCGCCAGCCGGAGGATCGTGTCGAGATGCTGGCGCCATCCGGAACCGTCGCGCGACAGCGGCGAACGGCCGGGCCGCATCGCCCGCCGGGCCCTCTGCAGCGCGGAAGCGACCGCGAGGGCGCCGCGCTGCAACTCGCCGGCAATGGTGCCTGTGGTCCAGCCCGCTGCCGCCAATTCCAGCGCGCGGGCGATCTCCTCCGGCGTCCACGGCTCCCGGTCGCGCCCATATTTCGGCTGCGCAGCGCCGCGCGGCGCGGGGCCTGGCGCCCGCTTCGGGACCGGGATGCCCTTGGCGGCCATCTGCCGGAGCTTGTCCTGCACCGCGCTCCAGCTCCGGCCGACAACGGCGCCTATCTCTTGATAGGTTGCGCCGGCCCTGCGCATTCGGAGCGCCGTCTCCTCGTCGGCCGGCGCCCAAGCACACCCGCGTCCTCCGCGCCGCGAAAAAGCCGCCGCCGAGGCCGGAACCCCGGCGGCGCAGTTTGGGGAGGAAACGTCCAACGGCGCACAGTCAGCCGCATCGCGGCCTTGGGCGGCGCCACGCCCAAGCTCGATGGTGGCGGCCGGGGTCACCGGGGGATGACATGCCCCGGCCGCCACAGCGCGCTGCTGTGGAGCCGCGCGCATCTCAGTACGAGTCCCAACTGTCATCGCCCGCCCGCCAAAGCGCGACGAAGGCGCAGCCGACGAAGACCAAGGCGAGCAGGAGGATGGAGTGGATGAGGAGGGTCATGGCTCCTACCCGCGGATGGTCTTGGCGACGCGCTCTTGGCGCGCACGCTCCCACTGCTCGACCTCATTGGTCCGGATCACCTGCCCACGGGCGCGCATCCAGCAGCGTGTGGTCCACGCCTGGACGCGCAACTCAAGGGCAGTGACGGCCTCCACCTGCGCGTGGCTCCTACGCCGCAGCCATGCTAGGAGAAACACCACGCGCAGCCCGACGTGCGCGAGCACCCGGTTTATCGTCCGCTGCAATCCCCTGCCCCCCCATCATGGCGCGCAGCATCGCTAGGCGATGCTCGGCTTCTGCCATCTCTCGCCGCAGCGCCGCCTGGCGTGCGGCTCGGAATGCCTCGATTTCCCACGCGGCAACCGCGGTCGGGCTGACCTCTCGGTGCCAGTACTGGCGCACCCGGCGCTCCGTGATGCCCAGCTCTCGCGCTGCCTCGTAGTAGGCCGCCGCCAGCCCCTTCCGGCGGTGACGCTCCACGGCGGCGACGACGATTTCCGTTGCCTCGTCCAGCAGCAGGCGCGCCAACCGCGCGCCCACATTCTCGGGCGAGATACCCAAACAGGTCACATCATCCTCCCATTATGGTCCATCCCATGCACACGGACGGACCAACTGGAGAGACGGAGGCGCAGACAGGCGGCGGGGACGGCAATCCTCGCCGCCGCATTCATCCGGAGTGGTTCGTGATGCTGGCCGTGCTGCTCGGCGCCTACGCCATCGGCGGCCTGGCGCTGGCGGTGAGCTACTGGTGAGCGCATCAGGCCACGCCTCTCGGAGCGGCGGGCCGGACTCGTTGCGAATCCGACCCGCCGTGGCCCACCATGGGGGACGGGACAGACCCCATGGAGGATTCGCCATGACCGATGCCTGGGATGGCCAGGTATTCCGCGTGCACTACATCCTGACGCGCAGCGGCGTCGCATATCACGCCATCTCGGACCTGATCTTCACCGACCATGGCCCGCTCCTGGTGCTGGAGTGGGACGGAGAAATCCCAGCCGTGACCGTGCAGCTTGATCTGCAAGGGCTTTCCGCGTTGCCGCCAGGAGCCGGGCCAGATTACCTCTATCAACACCCTGTCGCAGATCCGCGACTGTGGCATTGAACAGCGCCAGATGTTCCGGGCTGCTGCTGATGATCGTCGTGCCGCTGCGGCGCGCAGATCGCGCCGGGGTGGGCAGCGCCAGCACCACCGCAGCGAACAGGCCCCGGCGGCGCATCACTCCATACCCCCCTTCCCAGGCCGCGGCTTCCGATACGTCCCGACCCGCCGCACCACTGCGCGCCGGTCGCCGCGCTTGCGGGCTGCGCTGATCTGCTTGGAGACGGTCGATTGCGCGATGCCGATCTCGGCCGCGATGTCGTAGCTCGTGGCGCCCGACATCCACATGTCGAGGGCGCGATCCAGCCACTCCGGGATGCGGGGCGGGCGCGCCATGGTCAGGCGCCCTCCTGGGTGGACGGCGCGAACTCGTCGGGCCTCAACTCATGAAGAGGGATACCAGTCGCACGATGGGGGGCAGCGGCCCGCCTCGCACGCCTGCGGCCAGCCCGAATGGACGCAAGATGCTCCAACGTGATGCGAGCTTCCCGCTCTGCACCAAGGTCCACTATCGCCGCCCAATGCTCAGGCGGAATGCTGCCCCGGCGGCGCCAGTGGGTGACGGTGTTCGGATTGGTGCCGACGCGCGCGGCTACCGCCCCGTCTCCGCCGCACGCCTTGATGATCTCTGCAACGTCCATGGCGGCCTGATAATCATGGCATTTTGCCACAGAGTCAAGCGGATATCTGCCAATGGCGCTGAGGCGGCCTCAAGCCGATTTTGGCATTATGTCCAGACAGGCTAGGCCAGAGGGCTTCACCCTCGTTCAAGCGGGGATCGGCGAGCGGATCAGGTGGGTTCGGGAGATGCTCATCCCGAACCGCTCCGAGGCTGCCCGCCTGCTGGGAATGGACCCCTCTACTCTCTCTAAGATCGAGAGTGGCGACCGGCCACCCAGCATCTTCAATGTAATCGAGATCGCCAACCGGTTTCGGGTGTCCACCGACTTCCTGCTGCGCGGCCTGTTAATTGCGCAGACGGATCACGAGTTGGCATTGGCCCTCGCGGCTCAACACCCAGAGCTGGTGCTCCCGCGTGAATACACGGAGAGGGACACGGACACGGCCCCGGACGCCGGCAAATCTCATCCGCCCAGGAGACTGCCGCCAAGGGTTTAGGCTTTGTCACGACGTTCCGCTCGCGCTCGCTCTCTCACCGTTCCGCGATCATGCCAGAACAGAATGAGAACCGAAAGGCGATTTGCGGCGCTCAGCATGTGAATCCTGGGGATAGTTTCCCATGACCTCGTCCTAACGCGCAGATTGAATACCGGGCGGAACCATACAACACGGGATCGTGAGAGGAACGCGAATTCGCGAACTATCCGCGTATCAATCGAATTGGTCGCGAAAAAAATTCCTTGTGAATGCCGGGGGTTAGTGGTGGGTTCTCGCCGGTTCGGAACAATGTTGGGAGGATGCGGTGGCTGAGGGGGACAGCGCCAAAGCAGCGTGGGGCGGACTGTGACGGCCGCGCAGGTCCGGGCGCTGGTGCGGTGCCGCAAGACGCAGACATCGAAGGCCACACCATGGTCATCGGAGCCACTGCCGCCGAAGTACTCCGCCCTCACCAAGCAGCGACGTATGCCGCAGGGCACTGTTTGGCGCGCCGCTCTTGCCACAGGCCAGGGGCGCTTTTTCGTCGTCCAGGCGATCGTGCAACCAGCCTATGGAAACTGGCAGGCAACACTCATTATGCAGGGGCCGGATGGGCGCCGCGCCCTGGCGCGGCTGGAGGACCACGCCGACCATTCCGGGCTGCACGCGCATGCCTGGTGCGATGGCAAGGAGATACCCTTCGGCGGCCCCTCCATGGACCCACCCTCGCGCCTCCCCAGGACGCGAACACCACACCGCCGCGCCGGCATGCTATGGACCCAAGAGACGTTCTGGGTGATGGCCTGCCGGACCTTCGGTTTGGTCGGAGCCGACGTGGACCAGGGAGCCCTGCTATGAATGCCGATCGGCTGCGTGAGGAGCTGTGTCGGGCGTTCTGCGCTGATCTGTCGGTGCGGCCAGTGCCCGCCGGGCTGGCGATCAGTGGCACCTTCGAGGACGCCAGCGGCGATCCCATCCGTTGCTTCCTTGAGGAGCGCGACGGTCACTGGCGCCTTGTGGATGACGGCCAGTTCCTGGCGGACCTTGAGGGCCACGGCGTGGATGTCGAGAGGGGCGGCCGGGCGGACTACCTGCATCGGGTACTGGCCACCGCCGGCGCGGCAATCGACCCTGATGGGTTGCAGATTGCCACCCCAGCCCGTGCTGGCGTACCCGTGGGCGCGGATGTGATTCGCTTCCTGACTGCCCTTGTGCGCGCGCGTGATGTTGCGTTCTGGTCCAAGGAGCGGGTGCGCAGCACATTCAAGGAGGACGCAACGGCCGCGCTGACGCGTCTCTTGGGCGAGCGGGCAGACCTTACCGTAGATGCGGCCGTGCCCGGCTTTGAGGAATTCCCGGCCGATCTGCTAGTGCGCCCACGCGCTCCCGTGGGGACCATCACCGCTGTGTTCCTCGCGCAAAGCATTGATACGTTGAACGAAGCGGTGATGCTGCGCCAGGAGACCTGGGTGAAGCGTCGGCCGGACATCCGCGTTGCCGCGGTGGTAGAGGATCGCGTGAACCTGAACCACGCCAAGGCAAAGCGCGCCCTGAACCGACTAGATGCGCTCGTCGCTTACTCGCCAGGTGACCAGGATGCGGCGCTCCATCAGGTCGAGAGAGTGGCGCTAGCGGAACCCGCGCGCGCCATACATTAGCCCTGCCCCCGCCCACCGGCGGGGTTTTCTCTGCCCCTACTCCCCCGCCACCAGGTCCTCGATCCGCAGCCGCAGCGCCTTGGCCAGCCCGGCATAGAGGCGGACATCGCCCGTGCGCCGGCCGGTCTCGATCTGCGCCAGGTAGGGCTGGGTGACACCGACCGTTGCCGCCAGCGCGGCCTGCGTCAGCCCCCGCCGCCGCCGCCAGAAGGCGAGCGGGGTCGGCGCGGCCAGGTACTCGTCCATCTCGGCCTCGGTCAGCGTCTCCATCGCCCCGGTCGCCACGTCGCGCAGCGCCAGGGCGTGGTCCCGGGCGTCGATCAGGTCCTCATACTCCTGCCGGGTCAGTGTAACAGTCTCGCTCATATTCGTGCTCCCTAGTCGTAAACGTCGCCGCGGGGGCCGATTTTCGTCACCAGGATCTCCGCCTCGGTTTCCTCGAAGATCACCCGGAAATCGCTCACCCGCAGGCGCTTGGCGCTGGAGCCGACCAGTTGCCGGATGTTGTTCGCGTGGGCGGTCTGGTCGGCCGCGTATTCGCCAATCGCCTTCCTGATCCGGGCCGCCATGTTCCCGTGGCGCTTCAGGCTCTTGGCGGCGTCAGCGGTGTAGCGGATCGGCTTCATGCGGCATTTATAGCGATTAGCTATAATGCGCGCAATAGCAAAATGCTATGCCCTGCCCACCGGCGGGGTTTTTGTTGGGCGGGTGCTTGGGCTAGACACCTATGGCATTTTGCCATTGACACGCTCCCGTATTGTGGCATTTTGCCACCCACACCCCACCGGGAGGCCGTCACTCCATGCAGCCCACCACCCCCACCCCATCGCCGGCGACTGTCCCCGTCGAGATCCGGTCCAGACAGGGACACGTACTGTTCTCCGCGCAGGTGGACGCCAGCATCCCTGCGCACAGCCGTATCAAGACGGCGTTGATGGCTGCGATTAAGGCCGGCGACAACCTGGCCGGCGCCTATTTGGCCGACGCCGACCTGGCCTACGCCGACCTGGCCGGCGCCAACCTGGCCGGCGCCGATCTGGCCGGCGCCTATTTGGCCGGCGCCGACCTGGCCCGCGCCAACCTGGCCGGCGCCAACCTGACCGGCGCCTATTTGGCCGGCGCCGACCTGGCCTACGCCGACCTGGCCGGCGCCAACCTGGCCGGCGCCGATCTGGCCGGCGCCGATCTGGCCGGCGCCGATCTGGCCGGCGCCAATCTGGCCGGCGCCGATCTGGCCGGCGCCAATCTGGCCGGCGCCGATCTGGTCGGGGCCAAACTACCGCACTTCCAGATCCCGCAAGACGGTAGCCTGACGGTCTGGAAGAAAGCGTCCGGCAAGCTCGTGAAGTTGCTGATCCCCACCGAGGCGAGGCGCACCGCCACGCTGATCGGCCGGAAGTGCCGCGCGGAATACGCGATAGTGCTGGAGGTTGAGGGCGGCAAGCCGGTCGAGAGCAACCTTGGCCACGTCATCTACGCGCCGGGCGAGACAGTGCGGTCGGACAGCTACGACCCGGACCCGCGCGTGGAATGCACGCACGGCCTGCACTTCTGGCTGACCCGCGAAGAAGCCGAGGAGTGGTACTGAGATGGACCGCTTCGACACAGACCCGCGCGAGAACTACCCCACGCGCCAGCAGCAGGCATCCGAGAGCATCGGTCGCCGGTGCGACGCCGCCTGGAAGCGGTTCTCCGCCGGCCTCGCCTGGCTGGAGGCTGAGTACAGCCGCCTCGGCTACGCGGACAACTCGCAGGACACGCTGGACGAAATCGATATGCGCGCGGCTGCCATCGAGGCGCTGCGGGCGCGGTGCGAGGGGAGGATTGCGTGATGACCTCCGAAGAGATGCAGAACCTCTCCACCATGCTGCGCGAAGCCGGACGCGGCGCTGGCCTCCCTCCGCAGCGCTGCATGCTGGCCGCTGACGTGGCGGCCGACCTGGCCGAGCAGGTGCGGCATCTGGAGAACGCGACTGCGCCGTGGAGGGTACGGGTTCTGCCGGAGCGCCTGCCGCCGAACGTGGTGCGGTTCGAGACTGCTGGATCGCTCCAGAGCCGGCGCATGGTCCGCGACCTGATGCTCTGGCCTGCTGCCGTGCTGGTGCCGATGGCGCTGGCGGCGCTGGCGGGAATGACGCCGTGACGACTGACCCCACCCGCGCGGTACTGCGCGCACGCAATGCGCTGCACGCTGCCGAGCGCCAGCGTGCCGCAATCGCTCTGACTATGTGGCCGCTGCTGCTGATCCTGATCGCAGCGACGGTGTGCTGGTGGAGGGTGTTGTGAGCCTCGAAGCCGAAGCCCACGCCGCGCTGCGGGATGCGTTGCGCGGTATCGAGCTCCCCGCCATCGACGCCGATGCCATGGCCGAGAGTGTCGCCGGGGCAAACAGTGATGCTGCGCGGCTCCTCCAGCATGTCGCGCGCGCCGCTGGGGCCAACGACCTGGACGGCGCCATGGCCGGTGCGGTCGCCGTGATCCTCGCCGCGGAGAGCGCCGCCAAGGCTCTCTCCGCGATCATGGACCGCATCGGCCAGCACCGCAGCGCCGCCGTCCAGGCCGCAGCGCAGGCACGCGCCGCGCTGGCGAAGGCCATGGCCGACACAGGCTGCCCGGCCGTGCTGACTGCGACGCACCGCGCCGATCCGTTGGAAGGTTCGGAGCGTGTCGAGGTCACAGACCCGGCCCGGCTGCCGCTCTCGCTCTGGAAGCAGCCCGATCCGGAACCGGACAAGGCCGCAATCCGCAAGGCGCTCAAGAAAGGACCGGTGCCCGGCGCGGCGCTGGTCCGGGGTGCCCCATCCGTTCGCATCGCAATCCGTCAGGAGCAGGTTCGATGAACGCACTCACGACCACCACAGGCGCCCCCGTCGCATCCGGTGCCATGGCCCTGATCCCGCGCACCATGCGGGACGCCATGGAGCTCGCGAGCATGATGGCCAAGACCGGCTTCCTCCCACGGGAGATCCAGACTCCCGGCGGTGCCCTGTTCGTCATGGAGCAGGCGATGCGCTGGAACATGTCTCCCTTCTCGGTGGCGACGGAAATCTCCTTCATCCAGGGCAAGCCCATGTTCTCGGGCAAGATCGTCGCCGCGGCGGTGCAGTCCAGCGGCGTCCTGTCCGGTCGCTTGTCCTATGAGTATGAGGGCTCCGGCGATGACCGGGCGGTGATCGTGCGTGGCACCCTCCGCGGCGAGACGGAGCCCCGCGAGGTCACGGTCCGACTCAAAGATGCCCGGACCAACAATCAGCACTGGGCCAAGAGCCCGGATCAGATGCTCGCCTACCACGGCGCCCGCGTCTGGGCCCGGCGCCACGCCCCTGAGGTCATGCTTGGCGTCTACTCGCCGGAGGAGTTCGACGAGCCTCAAGAGCAGCCCCGCGAGGTTCCGAACCTGGCCGCCGAGCCGATGCGCGCCCCGCCAGGCTCCATGCGCGAGGCCGCGGCCGAGATCGTTGGGCGCCCCGTGGACAAGGCGCAGCATCCCGCAGAGCCCGAGGCGTTGCCGCTGCTCGCGCCGGATGGCCGGCTGCTGGAGGTCCGCAGCAATGGCGCCCCGGCGATCATCAAGTGGGGCAAGTGGGCCACGGCTGCGCTCGCCAAGCTGGAGAGCGCCGATGCGGTCCGCGAATGGCGCCGCGCCAACGGTCCGCACTTCGCCAGCATCAGCGAGGTCTACCCGGATCAGGTCGCGGAGGTGGAGCGCGCCATTGAGGCGCGTCTGGCGGCGCTGGCCTCCGACTTCCCCGGCGACCTGCCGAGCGGGAGTGCGGCGGCATGAGCACCCCCACCACCCCGGCGCCCGCGGGCGATGAACCCGCCGTGCTGGCCGATTGGCTGCGCAGAATTGCCGGCGATCCTGAGCTAATCCTGGCGTCGGCAGAGCGGCTGAAGATGCGGAACGCCGCCGCCGCGCTGGAGCGGCTGGCGGAACGCGTCGTGCGGCTGGAGGCGGCGCTGGAAACCGCCGCGGATGAGATGGCCTCGTGCGAAACTCTAGCGTCTGAGCCGGATGCCGCGAGCCTGATACGGTCCTGGGCGCGCCGAGCCCGTGCCGCGCTCCAGCCGCAGC